GTTCTTTATTTTATTCATACCCTCTGCACCTGAAAGCATTGACTACTATATAAAAGTTGGACAGGTTCCTAATATAAACGAATAATCAATACAATAAAGAAAGAAACATTATGCGTAAAGAGATAATGTACATGATAGCTTATCCAGATGGTACACTTGTGATGAATACTCAAAAATACTACCGAAGAGATTGTGTCAGATACTGGCTGGACGGAACTGGTTTAACATGGAAACAGATGTATAAGAAAGGCTTTCGCTGTAAAAAAGTAAAAGTTACATTTGAAATAATTGATTAATAAAAAGAAGGTATGAATAAAATAAAGAACCGTAGGCTTGCGCTACGAGCCTATAAAATCAGAGTAAAACAATACCCTTACGATAAGCCATTGATTGATAGAAACAATCTCGCTTTTGTCCGTAAGGAAAATGACGGGAACCGATGTGATTGTTTCGGGCATTGGCTTAACTATTGGAATACAAGACCTTTTTAATTGACTAATAACAAATCAGTAATGAATAAAAAAGAAATATCAATGAAGAAAGGTCAGAAGGTACGCATTCTGCGTACCAATCAAGTAGCGACAATCGTCGAAGTGGAGTTAATTCGTAAAGGTGGCAAGGTACATCGGTACTGCCATCTGAAGACAGATGAAAAGTCATATTTGTGGTTGGATGCCTCAGAACTGGGGAGTGTGGTGGAGGAAGTGAAGGTCTCGGTAGTTGATGACCGAAACCGGGAATTGTATCTACTCATACGGAATGATTATTTCAAGAACAAGATGGATGTACAGCTTACAGGCAAGAATCCGGATAATCTGAAGGAAGCTTCCGGACTATATGCGAGACTGATGAACTTGTTCATTGGAAGCCTGAAGGAAACGCGGGAACTGTAGGAGCAGATAACGTCCTTGATGATATGGAAAGCCTATTGAAATATAGAATGGAAAATCTTGATTGGATAGACCGTTTCTTGGAGAAGCTTGGCGTCGACGCTTTTCTTGAGTTTGAAACGAGGGTATATAGTGCCCTCGACAAGCTCAAGGTCATGCATTACTATGATATCGGGGGCTCGGTCATACCGGAGCAGCAGGAACTATTTATCAAATTCTGTTGCTGCTATATCACCGGGCACTCTGAATACGAATTCAATGAAGACTATACACAGATATGGAGGAAAGAAAGCTATGAACAATGGAAGATGGCAACCCGATGAGGACAGATACGTCCGGGAAAATGTCAATAAGAAGACATTGGAACAAATGGCGGAGCATTTGGGAAGATCCGCATTGGCTGTACAGTTATATATGCACCGGAAGCATATTGTAGTGGGACAGACAGTCAAGCGGAATCTGGTGCAGGAGATTCTCCGACTGAAATTCCGGCATCCGGAAAATTTCATGCCCAACCGTGCCTTCTACCAGGAGGTAGGCATCAACCAGATGCGCTGGTGGGATATTTTCTATGGCCGAAAAAATATAAACCAAGAAGAATATATCGCGTTGTCGAAGTATTTCGGCATAACACTGGAGGAGGCATTCGCAGCGCGTCAACTTTGCATATTTGAAGAACAATGATTGATGACGAATTAAAACAGAGAATAAAGGATGCCAACGAGATTACGGACGTGATCGGCCAATTTGTATCCCTTCACAAGAGAGGTATCAATTATATAGGGATCTGCCCGTTTCATCCAGACCGACATCCGTCGATGACCGTTAGCCCGTCAAGACAGACATACAAGTGTTTCGTCTGCGGCAAAGGAGGGGATGTCATCCAGTTTGTCCAGGACCATGAGAACATGTCATTCAACGAGGCTGTCACCTGGCTGGCCAATCGTGCGGGAATCTCTCTCCCTGAACGGGTGATGTCCGACGAGGAAACGGCCAGGGTAAAAGAACGTGAAGCGCAGCGTATAGCGATGAAAGGCGCCGCATTCTTTTTCGAGAAGCATCTTCCGGAGGCGCAACTTTATCTGCATGACAGAGGGTTCAGCCTGGATGACAAGGTCCTGAAGGATTTCAGAATTGGATATGCCCCGGCAGGCAACTTAGCTAAAAAGGAGATGCTTGCAGCCGGATTTTCCGAACAGAAGCTGCTTGAGACGGACATCCTGAAGAGAAGCGAGAAGAACTTCACCTTCGACACTTTCAAGGACCGCATCATGTTTCCCTATTTTGATATCAAGGGCAACATAAACGGATATACCGGACGCTGGCTGACCCCGCAGGAAAACACCGGCAAGTACGTCAATACCGGGGACACGCCGTTGTTCAAGAAAGGCACTCACCTTTTCGGTCTGTACCAGGCACGTACTGCCATTGCAAGGTATGATTGTGCGTATATAGTCGAAGGTCAGTTCGATGCCATGTCCATGCACAAGTTCGGTGTCTGCAATACCGTTGCCACCAGCGGAACCGCACTGACTCCGGAACAGATACAGCTGCTTGGCCGGTTCACCCATCGCGTGATACTTGTATATGATGCGGATGCAGCCGGGCTGAAAGCGTCACTGGCCAACTGTGAGGCTTTCCTGAGTGCGGGTTTCCAGGTCAGTGCAGTTCCGCTTCCTGAAGGGAAAGATCCTGATAATATTGCCCAGGAGCAGAAACTTGAAACCGGGAAATGGCTTGCAAACCGGGAACAGAATTTCCTTCAATATTTTGCCATCTCCTTACGAGGCAAGAATCCCGGAACCGACCCAAACAGAGAGGAAGAGGCAATGCAACGGCTTTCAACCCTCATATCTGTCATCCCTTCGGAAACGCTTCTTCTCAAGTGCATAGAGATAATGGCCGGGATTTTCGGCTGCAACACGGAAGTCATCCAGCGGAAAGTGAATTCCATCTTGCGGCAGCGGAAGGCAGCTTCCATCAAGGAGAAAGACAAGATGGCTCCCGGTATATATGGTATCGATATGATTGCGGAGGCACGTAGCGGAAATGAGCCTTGCATCCTGACATCAGATTATCAAGAATTCCTCACCTTGTATGGAGATGCCCCCATAGCATACGTCCATGGCATTCCTGGAATGAACGACATACAGCAGTTGCGTCAGGCAAGCCAGATGTTCACCTCTGACAGCGATGGCCTTACTATTGCAAAAGACGGAACGGAGTCCGGTTATCTTGCCGGATTATCCGCCATTTTCCGTGCCGGTATCTCCAATATCACCATAACGGTTGAACGGGATGTCCAGGATAATAATGACGAGGAAGAAAGCGATGACGGGGAAAATATGGACGGGGAGGCAAACGATATCATCGAGACTTTCAATTTTGCAAAATTCTATGTATTCCTGCACAAATCTTTTTTTAAGACCTATAATGGCGAGCGCGCTCCCTATATCGAACGTTGTGCCGAAATAATCAGCTACGCGGAAGATTCGGTACGCATCATCAATTTTACCTACTTTCAGAATTGCCTGGGGCTGACCAAGCAAGCCCTGAATGAAATACTCAAGCCCTATCTGGCCAAACGCAAATCACGCATGGCCATCAATGCACAACGGACGGACGATGACTATACTGAAGAGAATTATGACCCGGACGAACTTCCCCGTTATGTCCAGGACAATCCGGAATATCTGCAGATGTTCCAGCAATGCAATTACTATCCGAAGCTAAATAAGCAGGGGGAGCCGGTATGCTACCTTTTCAAGAATGAGAAGTCCGGGCATACCATGGTAGGTGATTTCTATATGATTCCACTCTTGCATATTTACTCGGACAACGACGAGGAAAACAAGCGTGTCCTTAGAATAAACCGCCGTTATTACAAGACACCGCTTTACATTGAGGTCAATTCCAAAATCCTGGCCAAGAAAAGCACTATTGAGGAGAAGCTGATTATGCTGGAAGCAGTCAACTTCACCAATGGTGAAGAGAAACATTGGACCAAAATACGTGAATATATGAGCAGACATTATGTTACTTGCACAGAGGTTTCCACATACGGGAACCAGCAAGAAGACGGTTTTTCCCGACGGGAAGACCAGCAGTTTTTTGCATTTGCCAACGGCATCTTCCATGTTGTTGACGGAATACCGAGATTTGATGCGGTAAATGAGCTTGGAGTGGTCACTCACAATGGCCGGAATTATTATCTGCCGGCATTCTCCACCATATATGCCGGTTCCGGCAAGCAGTCCGACAAGTACGAACTTATTTCACAGCTTGTCTATAAGGAAATCCCTATAGACAAACGTTGCACTTTCGACGAATGGGCCTCACTGATGGACCGTGTATATAAAATCAACGACAACGGGAAATGGGCCATTCTCTTTGCCATCATGTGCGCTTTCCGAAGCAATATACACTGCATAGACCGTTTGTTTACAGCGCCATTCTTTATGGGACCGATGTCATCCGGAAAAACACAGATTGCGATATCCATCCGTTCCTTGTTCATTTCTCCCAAGATACCGATTTTCAACCTGAACATCGGTACCGATGCAGCCATGTCCACATTGATGAGCACTTTCCGGGATGTTCCGGTTGTCCTTGATGAATACAACAATAAGGATATATCAGATATAAAGTTCCAGGCACTTAAAGGAATAGTATATGATGGCGATGGAAGACAGAAGCGTAAAGGCACATCCGGCAAGGAGATAGAAAACGACAAGGTGTACGCGCCGGTTGTCATTTGCGGCCAGGAAACTCCCCAACGTGATGACAATGCACTCATGTCACGTATTATAGTCTGCGAAGTCCCCAAACCGAAAAACCGGACCAGGGAGGAAGTGGAGCTTTTCAACAAACTCAAGGATATAGAGGATCCGGCCAAAATCGGGTTGTCGAATGTCCTCTTTGAAGTCCTTCAGCTGCGTCCGCTGGTAATGCAGCATTTCCGGGCACTGAAGCAGAAATCCTATGATGAATTGAAGCAGGCGCTGATAAATGCCGGTGAGATTGACCGCCTCATGAAGACTGCATCATTGTTTCTGGCGACATGCAGACTGATTGAGGATTATACAGAATTGAAATTACCGTTTACCTATGAGGAGTTTTTTAAAATAGCCTGCGATAAAATCAAATTCCAGGTGGAACTGATTTCCAAGACGGATAAACTGGCCACATTCTTCAAGGCTATGGATGTGATGATTGATACCAAGGCAATCAGGGAAGGCCGGGACTTCGCCATTGATACACCGGAACGAATCACCATCAAGCTGCCCGGAGGAGAGAAAAAGGAGGTTCCTATTCCTGCAGGAACCCGCGTGTTATTCCTACGCGTCAGTACCATCTATACACAGTACGCACGTTCTTCTTATAATCAGGAAGACTCAACGCAGTCGACCATCGAGCAGAACCTCCGCTCCCATCCCAGTTACCTGGGCTTTGTCCATGCACGCCGGTTCAATTGGTATGAAGTCGTGGAGGTACCACGCGGCGGTTTCGAGGAAGATACTCCCAATGAAACCGGAATTCCGGTAAAGCTTAACAATGACATGGTGCGTAAAGTTGAAAAAAAATGCACCAATTCCAGTTGCATAGCTATTAACTACGAAATTTTCAGAGAATTATATAGCATTGATTTGCAACGCGGTTCTGAAGAATCCCGTGTTGACGATAATCCCGACAATGACCCTATAGGAGCAATCGGTGCCCCCCAAGAGCTGAAGTTCTGATTTTTATTATAAACTTAAAAAAACGAGTTATGGAAACAAAAATTATTACGAGAGTGAACAATGTGGACATCGTCTCTACGAGTGACGAACAACTGGTGCCCATCCGACCGATATGCGAGGCACTGGGCATTGATGCAAACGGCCAAAAACAACGCATCGAACGGAATGAAATACTCGGTCCAGTTGCGTGTATGATACACGCAACTGGAAAGGATGGAAAGACGTATGATATGTATGCCATTCCCTACATGTACATCTTTGGCTGGCTCTTCTCCATCGACACGTCCAAAGTCAGCGAAAATGCCAGAGAGGCCGTCCTGCGTTATCAGACGGAGTGCTACAAAGCATTGTTCGAGCACTTCACCGAGCCGCAAACCTTCCTCAAACAGAAACAGGAGGTCATGGAGAAGAAAGTGACCGAGTACCAGGAGTGCCAGCGCCGCTTCAAGGATGCACAGAAACTGATGAATGAGGCAAAGTCTGAACTGAATCAGGTGATGAAGCTCACCATCGAGGACTGGAGGGCGAACAACCGCCAGTTGAATCTACCGTTCACAGCTGAAGAAATGGCCGGGGAAACGGAAGAGGTCACCGGAGAATAAGAACCAAAAGATTGCCGACTTTTAAAACGAACAGATTATGGAAACAAAGATTATCGCAAGAGTGAACAATGTAGATATAGTATCTACGAGTGACGAGCAACTGGTACCCCTCCGCCCTATCTGCGAGGCGTTGGGCATTGCTTTCGAGAGACAGACGGCCAAGATAAAAGAACATCCGATTCTCTCTTCAACTGTTACCCTGAGGGTAATGGTTGCCGCCGATGGAAAACAGCGGGAAATGTTGTGCCTTCCATTGGAATTTATCTTCGGTTGGCTTTTTACAATAAATCCGGCCAATGTAAACGAAGATGCAAAACCTACGTTGATAAAATACCAGCACGAATGTTATCATGCCCTGTTCCTGCATTTCACCGCCCGTGCCCAATTTGTAGAACAAAAGCAAATTGAGATAGACCGCCAACTTTCGATTGTAGATGATGCCAAAGAACACTTTCGCACTGCAAAGAATATACTTTCGGAGGCCGAGGCCAAACTAAAACAATTGCGTTCATTGACAATGAATGATTACGATATTGAGAGTAGGCAATTGAAAATAGATTTCTAAAAAATAATCCGGGCAAAATGCCGCACAATCCAAAAATAATCGCTATGTTTGCAATGTCTATCATACATATTCCACAAAATGCGGGCAGCGAGCTTGCATTTTCGGTGCAGGCATTTTTTATGCCCGGACATATTATGTACCATATATGGTATCCGTGTACCCCCGCGTGGAGCGTTAATGCGCCCACAGCATTTTGTGGATGTGATAGGCAGCGGGAAAGGCACGGATACTTTCATTTTAAAACTTTATTGTTATGTCTGACAATGCAAAAGTTTCCACCGCTGCCACAAACAGCTTCGGAACGTCCGCCCACGAAACGGGTATCAACATCTCCACACTCACCCCTTACGAGTATTTCCACAGTATGGGAATTGATTTGCAAGGTTTCTCCATCCATATTCTTCGCAAGCGCCGTAAGAACGGTGTTGCCATCACCGGTGTGTTCAATATCAGTGGCATCTACTATACGGTCGGTGCTGAAGACTATGAGCACTTGCTGGTCGATTTGCTGGAACGATACCGGAAGAAACGTGCTTACCATAAGAGGTGCCGGGAACGGAAACGTGAGCGGAACATGCTTTCGTTCATCAACCGTTATCCGGACGCCATGGTACTTCCGGCATACTTTTCCTGACTTGCACCTTTCACATCAACTTTATGCTTTATTCCCGGTGGCCATCCCATCGGGAATAAATGCTTTTTTATATTCCGATTTGCGGACATTTCATTCGGTTTCATCACCCTGGTATCTTATGATACCCCCCTACTCCATCCCCCGGACCCCCTGGAATGAAAAGACAAGCAATATAGAGGGAGTTTTGAAAAGAAAATATTTCAAAAGAGGCATCCAACAGTCCAACCGTCCAACAAGAGAAAGGATTTTAAAATGTAACTCTCTGTTGTATAGTAGTATATATTTTCTATTTAATCATATATATATACTACAATGGCGTTGTCTTGTTGGACGCTGTTGGACGTGTTGGATTGCCATTTTTCAACCATCCAACTGGCTCCGTCCAACAAAAACGGCAAAAAATGCGGCTTGTTGGACGTGTTGGACGTCCTCCAACAGTATTTTCTTTATAGTAAATTTGTATAACTAAATAATAATCAGTAACTTTAATAATGCTGTTGGACTGTAGGACAGTTGGAAGCAAAAATAAACAAAAACGGTTTCAAAAAATTTTTTTAAGGAAATGAGCATGATTACGACGAGTATTTCAATTACACCTTACCTGGCTGAATATCTGCGCGGGAAGTACAACAACGGTGCGGATGAGCCTTTCCGTATTCCTGACAATACGGACTTGTACCATGTGATATGGACGCTGATGTCGCGGCGCCATCAGAACCAGTCTCCCATAGATGACGGTAATCTGACTATCATACTCCCGGAGAGGCGTATCGGTAAGGATCCGGAAATATACAACTATCTGTCTCCACGGTCGGCCAAAATCATAGAAACGGAAATACGCAGGATGTTCAACCGGGAACTTCATACGGCAATGGACGAGAACGACTTGAACGGGCATGAGTTGAACAATCTCGATATCGTTCACAATTTCCTATGTGCGTATTGCATAGACAGCATCAGTGAGGATGCGTTGCTGAAGAACTTCTATCGGTGGCGGGAGAACATCCGCAAGCGGAAAAAACGCCGCGAATATAAAAAGAAGTTAAAAAACGGCTAAAAAATCACCGACCGAACTATGCGTTTTGTCCCAAAATGGCGGACAAAATGTCCTATGTATGGCGAACTTGTTGAATTACAAATAAATATCCTAATATGAAAGAACTTTCCATTCAGATTAAAGTCTATCCGGTGAGTAACATGCGCCAGGATGTCTATCGGTTCATGGCCGATGAGTTTGAGTTTACTCCGGTACCGGAATCTTCAGAGGCGGGCCGCTGTTTCAATTGCAATAAAGATATAAGCATAAGCCTTCCTCCATCCGGAGTGATGAAAGACTTCCTGGCAGGCAGGTTCTGCATTGTCGAGTTCACTGACACCAGGCACCGGAGTTTCCGGATCGGGGACAAAAAAATACCCGCCATTGTCTCGATATCGCCCAATCTGAATTCGGCGACTCTGAAAATTGAATGCAAAATGCTCAGTTCCCCGCTATTGTAGCGTCCTTCACCCCTTTCTGCAGGCTGCCTATCTTCGCTGAAAAGATACGCAATGAACAGAACTTATCTACGCCAGCTTCTTACTTTAAATATACACCGGCTTCTTATCACGGCAGAGGGCTTGTCTTCTGCCATGATAGAGGCTTTTCCATTGGTGTCCGCTGACAGTCTGCAGCCGACATCCTTTTTCTTCAATGAAAATCCTCCCACATATAAAGAGACATCGAAAAAGGCCCTTTCACTTCTTCAGCAGGAAATGAAGGCCCGTTCGGAACTCCAGGGTATAACCGTCACCGATGACTTCTCTTCTGACGAACTTCCTGAAGGCAGTATCGCCTATCACCGTATCTGGGGATTCATCACCTCAGATTGTCAGTGGTATTTCTCCTCCAAGCAGTTCGAACGGGACCTGCTTGCGGCAGAAGCCAATCCGGCCATAACCTGCCATTTCCTGCATGTGAACTCTCCGGGAGGGGAAGCATGGTATATGGACAGACTCAGTGAGACGATGCGCTCACTCGGCAAACCTGTCATGACATTGGTGGAGCAGTGCAACTGTTCGGCCAGCTATTATATAACCTGCCATTCCAGTTTCATTGCCGCACTCACGGCCTATGATACCATCGGCTGCATAGGAACCATGATTTCCACTTGTAACTATGACGGATGGTTCGAAAAGATGGGTCTCAAACTCATCCAGGCCAAAGCCACGAAATCAGACCTGAAGAATAAAAAGACGGATGACTTGCTCAGAGGGAAACCGGAACAGTACATCAAAGAAGAACTGGATCCACCCAATGAACAGTTCCTTGCCGCCGTTCTTGCGTCCAGACCGCAACTGGGCAGCCTGCCGGAAGACGACCCGGTATTCCGTGGTGAAACGTTCGATACTCCGCATGCCATCGATAAAGGACTGGTTGACGCCTCCATGACTTTTCCCGAAGCTGTGGTCAAGGCTGTAGAGCTCGGTCGCAGCTATATGGAGATTGAGAATATAAAAAGAAGTGCTCTCAACTATTTATAACTTAACTTTTGTTTATCATGAATTTAAAGGAAAGAATTCAGACCGTCCTGCAGAAACTGAATCTGCTGGACAAAGCGAAAGCCAATCAACTGACCCAGGAAGAATGGGGACAGATAGTCAACTCCTATAATCAGGAGTACCAGTCTATCCTTCAGGATGACTTGGCTGCAGACCAGGCGGCGCAACGGCAAACGGTTGCCGTCACCCAGGAACAGATTGACCAGGTACAGTCCATTCTTGGAAGTATCGTCAATCCGGTACAAACCAATTCAACAACCACGGAAGAGGAAAATAGTGGGAATGGACCGGTGCAGACCATTTCACAGCCAGCCAACGGTGAAGGCCTGGTGCAACTGGCCACCGCTGTGCAGAGCCTGGTTGACAATATGAACAACCGCGCGGAGGATGATATCCCTTCCCGGACAGTGACAGCCTCTTCCATCATGTTCACGGGACCGGCAGACCGTTCCCGGTATCTTTTCGGTATCGAAAACCAGATGTTCTCCATGTCCGAACGTTGGAACAAGATTGCTGTCAATCCGGCCTCCGCTTCTTCTTACGGTCCATGGAATGAAGAGATTGAAGGGGCCGCTTTCCGTCGCCAGGCCGTTACTTTCTCCCGTTCACTGCAGCAGCGTTACGATTATCTGCACAGAAACGGCATGCTTGACGCCAAACGTCTGGCAGCCGGAGAATTCAGTACGAATTACGAAGGGGTGAACACAGCCGGTGTGGGCAACCAGTATGTGGTCCTGCGTCAGGACTATTTGATTGCCCGTGTACTCTCAGTCCGCGACCTCACGCAGTATTTTCCCGTCCGCTATGGAATTCAGGACCATGACCTCGTGTTCAATGCCTTCTTCTCCGAAGTTTCCCAAGCTTACCAGCAGGGTGAAATCTGGAAGGGTGACATGAAGCTTGAGAACGAGATGGGTCATGTGGATGATGCGATGATCAAGCTCAAGTTCGGTCCGATGAAAGAACTGGAGCGCATGTACATCGCTTATCTGAACAAGGAAGGCTCCGATCCTATCAAGTGGAACATGATCGAGTTCTGCATTCTGAACTCATTGGAAACTGCGCAGGTGGAGCAGAACAAACGCCGTATGCGGGGTATCTATGTCAAGCCGGAAACGGGTGTCGCAGGCAATTACTTGAACGCATCGACCGGAATCATATACACGCTGGTCCGCTACATGCATGAGTTTAAGATTCTTCCCCATGACGATAAGTCCTATCGCAGCTACACGGCTTCCAACATGTTGGATTCCGTTCAGGAGTTTGTCGGCGATGTGGTGGCTTCCTGCACGGAAGACATGGACCTTGACCGCCACGTCCTCTATCTGAATAAGACCCATCTTCCCTGGTGGATTAAGAATGTCCGCGCCAAATATGGAAAGGACATTGATTTTTCCGGTCCGGACAGTTACCGCAATGTGGTACCTGACACGAATATGCGTATCATCTGGTTGCCTTACCTCGGTCAGCTTCCCCTCATGTTCATGGATATTCCGGGTAACCTCCAGTTCCTGGAATTCGTACCGGGCGAGATGCTCTCTATCAAGGTGAAAGAGGACATGGAACTGGTAAAGGCATGGTCCACCTGGAAAGAAGGTACCGCCGCTTCGTTCACCGGCCGCCGTTTTGACAGCCTGGAAAAACTGAAGGCCAACAATTACGAATGGCAGCAGATCTTCATGAACAAACCTGCCGTCGATATGGCAGCGGACGCGACCACTGTCGATGCTTCAAAGGGATTCTGGCAGATAACAGCGGCCAACACTGCCGCCAAAGCCATTACGGACATTACGGGAGCCAAAGCCGGTGTAGCCTACATTATTGAATGTGGCAGTACCGAGAATGCCACTACCATCGCCAAGTCGGACAAGTTTGCCGACATTACGGAAGCTTATACTCCGACCAAAGAGGGTGACTATATCATGGTAATCCTGAACAGTAAGGGTAACTTCCTGGAACTGGAACGTCAGGTAGGCGGTGTACGCAAGGTAAACTCCGCACTCCAGCCCAACATTCCTGGAGTCAGATAATTGGTTGTCTATAAGAACAGATTGTTTTCAGGTAGCGCGGGGCGGGTCCACTTAAGCCCGCTCCGTTTTTTATAACTTAAAAATTAAAATTGTATGAAAGCAAAAAGAATTTCAAATCCTTTCCGTAAAGGGAACCAGGCTGCCCGTAAGATGCAGGTCCGGTTTTTCCTTTCGCTGATGGTGCTTCTGGCACTCGTGTTTATTCTTGACATGGTCATGTCCCCCGGTTCTGTGCTGGGAATTTACGGATTTTCCGGTACCACACTGGCCGCCATGATGGTCATCGGTGACGTGGATGACGTATCCGACCGAAAGACGCATGGCTCAAACATCGCCTATAAGATTTATTTGGTGGATATCGACCAGGTAAATTCCGATGTGCCCTTTCCGCTTCCTAACCAGCAGCGTGAGATAAGCACCATCCCGATGAAAGCCGGACAATATATGAAGTACTTTGCGGCTCACGATATTCCCACCTACACTTCAACCGGCGAGAAGGGTGACATTACCACCAGCGGTACCAACACTTTTGTTGCCGTCATGGGCGGCATGCGTGACCAGCTGCTCGATTTCATTGAACAGCATGCCGGAGGCAAGTTCATCATCCTTTTCAAGGAAGTGGGCGATGCGCAGTGGTACATTCTCGGCAACTATGACCGTCCGATGGTACTCTCCTCTTTCGAGTCCAAAAACGACAAGGACGGGCGTTATGTAACCTATACCTTCACACGTACAAGCATTGACCAGTACTATAAGTATACGGGCGATATTGTCCGTGCTCCGGCAGCGGCTCACACGGCTGACGCAACGGCACTTGCCATTAAATCCACCAACAACCGTTATACAATCCCCGATGGTAGTGAAGGCACATACGCCATTTCCACCGTCAGCGGATTGACAGCCAATGATAAGGGACGTTACATCACGCTTGAGGGTACCGGTACCGACAAGGCGGCCACCATTGCCGACGGCAACAGCTTTGTACTGGAGGACGGCGCCACCTGGACAGCCAAGGCAGGTTCTTCCATCACCTTCATGGTGCTTGATGCCTCTACACTTGTCGAGGTATCCGGCAGCCGAGTGCAGACAGCTTAGTAAAAACAACTTCTTACAAGCCTACATAATTCCTTTATAGGCAGCGTGTTGGCTTGTAGGACTTAAATCTGTATGTTATGTATAGTTTCAAAGAAAAGAAGACACATTTCGTAGCTCTCCGGAATCCGGATGTGGCACAATATGACCTTGAGTTACTGGCTAAAGAAGTTCCTGGATTTCCACAGCTTGCCACATTCTCACGCAACCCCAAACGTTATGCCGATGATATCCTTTATGCTTTGTTAGATTGTGCCACACGTGAGGAAATACGTGAGTATCGCCGGGCTATGATTGCAAAAAAGGCAAAAGAGGCTGAAGATGCCGGAGAAAAGAAAACAAAAGGTCCTGCTACGAAAAAAACGGCCGAAAAAAAACAGCAAATGCCCGAAGGGGAAACAACACATACTGAAGAGACCGGTCCACATGATGACGTGGAAAAACCTGAAACAGCTCCGGCAGACAACTCGGCAGAAGAGTTGAAACAAGCGCTTGAGGAAGCGGAAGCCCGTGCTGAAGAAGCCGAACAGCGTGCCGATGAAGCGGAGGAAGCCAGGGATGAAGCGGAAGCCCGTGCCCAGGAGACTGAGCAGGCTCTGGAAGAAGAGAAAAAAAAAGAGCCGGCCAAAGAAACTCCGGAAAAGTCCAAAAGCAAGAGGAATACCCGCAAATCGACTGGGACAACCTCTTCGACCCGCAAGTCCAAATAGCCACACTCATCTACAACGACCGTGTGGTCACTTGGAAACAGATGAAGCAGCTCGACGAAAGTCTGGAAAGAAAACCGCAGAAGCGTGACATCATGGACATGGTGGAACTGCGTATCCGTAATCTTCAGGCATTCGATGAGCTGCAATCGTTCAACGACACTGGGAAGTTCCTCTACATTCATCCGCTCATAGCACACCAGTCAGAGAGAGCACAACTGGAGAAGCTGCTGCAGACGGACCCGCAGGAGTTCCTGCGCCTGCATAAGAATGTGACGGACAATATCCGCAGATACGAGTGTTACCTGAAACGCGCTGACAGACAAAACAAGCGCACCCAAGACAAGGAGAATCTCCGACGTCACCGTGAACGGGAATCACTGTTCAAAGCAATATTGCAAAAATTCAATTCGAAGTAAAATGGAAAAGCTGATAGAAGTATTTAATTTGGGTGGTTTGCCTACTGCCCCGCTGGATTCGTTCTTGGAGCTTCAGGAGGACTTCAAGAAGTCTGATCCTGACAAATTATCGAAACTGCAGATGCTTATCATCACCCGTGGTTTCAAGTATGCATTCAAAGCCTGGCAGGATCCGGACGGAAAGCTCTGGATTATCGATGCCCATCAGAGACGGAAGGCACTGCTTGCATTGCGCAAGTCCGGGTTTACAATACCGGAAATACCTTATGAACCCATTTTTGCGGCAGACAAGAAGGAAGCGGTAGAGGAAATCGCAGCCTATAATTCCGAGTTTGCCACCAGGAATCCGGATACCCTGCTGTTCAAAAAATATAATATAGATTCTGACATCCTGCAGCGCTTCAACCTGGGTTATGAGGTCAAGACCACTGATTTCGGGCAGGTATCTCCCTTGTTTGCCCAAGAGCATGAGTCGGAAAATGTGCAGGAAGATGCCATCGATTTTAATGTTCCTGCATCTGAAGATACTGTAATTGCCAGATCTGGAGATATATGGTTACTCGGTAACCATCGTCTGATGTGTGGCGATTGCCGTTCCAAATCGGACATCACGGCGCTGATGGACGGGCAGCATGCGGACTTGTGCGTCACGGATCCACCGTACAACGTGAACTATGAAGGCGGTACAGAGGAGGAACTCACCATTCAGAACGATTCCATGGAAAACGACTTGTTCGCCACCTTTCTCAGGCAAGTGTTTTCTGTCATGTTTGCCGTACTCAAGCCGGGAGGATCCTACTATATATTCCATGCGGACAGTGAAGGCGAGAATTTCCGGGCTTCTCTCAGGAAAGCGGGATTCAAGATTGCACAATGCTGCATCTGGGTAAAGAATACTATGGTGATGGGACGCCAGGATTATCAATGGCAGCATGAACCTTGTCTATATGGCTGGAAACCGGGTGCCGGACATCAATGGAATTCCGACCGTAAGCAGACTACCGTCTGGAATTTCGACAAGCCGCAGCGCAATGCCATACATCCGACAATGAAGCCCATAGCCCTTATGGCATATCCCATATCCAATTCCAGCACTCCCGGTCAGATAGTCCTCGACATCTTCTCCGGATCCGGTTCAACCCTCATGGCATGCCAGCAGATAGACCGTATCTGTCATGCTATGGAGATAGACCCGAAATATGTTACCGCCACCATTTACCGATACCGCGCCATGTTCCCTGAACAGCCCGTCCGGTTAGTCCGGAACGGAGAATTACTGGATGTGAAACAGACAGCTGATATGATAGCTGACCAAAACAAGGTAATCCAATGAGACATGCATCACTTTTCAGCGGAATAGGTGCGCCGGAATTGGCCGCTTATTGGTTGGGTTGGGAAAATGTATTCCATTGTGAAATCAACCCATTTTGTAGACAAGTACTTAATTATTGGTTCACTAATTCAAAAAGTTATGAGGATATCACAAAAACAGATTTTAGAGAATGGCAAGGGAAAATTGATGTCCTCACGGGAGGATTTCCATGCCAACCGTTCAGTGTGGCCGGAAAGAGAAAGGGAACAGAAGATAACCGCTACCTCTGGCCGGAATTTAAACGTGCCATACGGGAAATCAGACCGCCTTGGGTTGTTGGTGAGAATGTTGCTGGCATCTTATCAATGGTACAACCCAGCAAGAAGGCTGACATGGAAAGTATGCCGGCTACGGAGCATGAGGATAAACAGGAGTTTGTCATCGAAACCATCTGCAAGGACCTTGAAGCCGAAGGATATACTGTCCAACCGATTGTTATACCGGCTTGTGCCGTCGGTGCGCCCCATAGAAGAGACAGAGTCTGGTTCATCGCTTGTAACAACAGCTTCAGATTACGAAAAAAAAAGAGTGAAGGAAAATCGGATACGGATGGCAGAATACCTCCGTACGAATTTGTTGCAGACTCCCACGACTGTCCAACGTTGCGAAGCACCGGAAAAAATGAAGGAAAGGGCACTCAAAAAGGGATACAAGAACGGAACGACATACAACAGTCTGCTAAGCCAGCTTGTTTATGGGGGACTTCTTCCTACTCCTCAAGCGGCAGACAGTTCAATTGGTGCAGTAATAGGACAGAACGACCGCTTTATCATTACGAAGAACGGGATGTTTCGGAAAGTGAATCAGAACGGTTCGAACGGAAGTGTAGGACTTGGAAGGATTTTCCATCTGATGAGCACACCGACTGCATCGGATTGGAAGGGAGGCTCGACAAGGAAAAACCCCTCTCTCCAGAGAACGAGTCTGCGTGGGGAAATACATGCGGATTACGGTATTGGGAAGACTTCCCAACTCAACCCCCTATTTGTCGAGGAGATGATGGGATTTCCGACTTATTGGATACTGATGCCATTTTTAAAGGCTCCCGGTCCATCCGTCAAAACCCTTATTCCAGATGGAGGACAGAAGCGATAAAAGCCTATGGAAATGCCATGGTGCCGCAAGTGATATATCAGATATATAAGACCATCAACGAAATAGAACAATAACATGAAAAATGAAATCAGTCCAACTTCAAATGTCGATAAGGCCACCTTGATAGGTGACGAATATGTATCCCAAGTGCGTACTTTCGGTGCCTTGGGGTACACTCCCCAACGTATATGTACGCTTCTCGGCCTGCGTGGAAAAGAAAAAACGGCACTTATAGTCCGTCTGTCGATACCCGGTGACGTATATTACGACGCCTACCGTAACGGTTGTGCCCTGGGAGAATACAATATCGATGCCGAACTTGCCAAGAAAGCCGAGACCGGTGATGTGTCGGCCATTGAGACCTTGGAAACACGTAAGCAGGAACGGACAGTCAAAGACTTAAGAAACCAACTATTTGGAATATGACCAGACTCGACACCCTTGATAAGATACATCCGGACTTGATATCCGCATTCCTCACCACCGGGAAGTGTGACGGCATTCCTGCCGATGTGCAGTTATTCCTCAAGCAGCTGCAATGGGCAGCGGAGATTTACGAATACGAGCGTAACATCACCCGTGCCGCCAAGCAGCTGCGCCAGCGCATCAATGCCCAGCAGCAGATAAATGTGGATGAACGTACATGTAAGGCACGCATTTATGCGGCCATCAATTACTTCAATATCGACAACAATGTGTCCATCAAGGTGTGGGAGTCCAACTATGCCGACAAGTACGAGGATCTTGCCAAACTATGTGCGGCTGCCGGTGACTACAAGACCCAGGGCAAGTGCTATGCCGCCGCCCTGGAGTGCCGTCGCCGTGCCGCCGAGATTGCCGAAGCCGACCGTAACCTGGGGATCGTCTTCCTGATATCTCCCGAACTTACTCCGGAAGACCTGGGATACAGCAAGGCCTCCCTGAAGGAGATTGCCTACAAGCACAATAAAGGCTTCTATCTGAACTTGATAGAGAACCTTCCCATCGAGAAGGCCGAGAAGAAGCGCCTGCTGCGCGATGCGGATATTGAGGAAGCTGAATACGAAGAACTTAATGAAGAGTGAAATGGAAACAGATATTGAAACCACTTCCCGGTTTGAGGAATACTACATGAACCAGATGCAGATACTGGTCAATGTCATCGATGCCAACAACATATTTGCCGAGGTGGCGCGTGCAGGTGGCAAGACGGAAGGTATCACCGGCCCACGTATCATCCGTGTGGCCAATGACATGCCAGGCGAGCTGTCGTTTCTGGTACATAAGACCTACGTTGCCCTGATGACGAACGTATGGCCCAACCTTCAGGCTTATTTCTCCAGGGAAGTCACCATAGGTGGGAAGGTGCGTTCCATGCTGGAATATGGTATTGACTATGTGGTGGGCGAAAATAAGCTCCCTTCTCATTTCCGCAAGCCCCGATATCCCATATCCTACCCCAAACACAGTGTCGTTTTCCGGGATGGCCATCACATCCAGTTGGTAAGTTCGGATCAGCCGGAGTCCGTTGCCGGACGCTCTGCCGTCCACGCCATCATTGAAGAGATGAAACACAACAAAGGGGAGAAATTGAAAACCCGCTTGTTCCCTTCCCTCCGTGGTGCCAGTGCCGAAATACGCCGGTCACCTTATTACCAAGGAATCACGGGCGTATCCGATACCGCGCGTGTGGACCTCGGCGAAGATGACTGGTTCGAGGAATATGAGAAGAATATGGATACGAAACTGATGGAGGAAATATCTACAGTTGCGCTTCATGTAAATGCAGCTATCTATCAGAAATACAAACTTATAAATTCCCAACGGGAAACTACAAATCCCGTTACCCTTGAACGTATCCGTCTTGAAATCATCAGGCAGGATCGCATCATATCTTTATGGCAGCCCCGCCTGGCGGACATGCGCCGTAACGCCACGTTGTACGTCCGTGCCAGTTCCTTCTGCAACAAGGATATTCTCGGTCCGAAGTTCTTCAAGACGCAGCTTGAGACCTTGGATATGGACGAATTCCTCACTTCCATCTGCGCTATCCGCCATAAGGAGGTTATCAATAAGTTCTTCGCCAACTACAACAAGGAGAAACATCAGTATGCAGACAGCTATATTTATGAATCCATTCTACGACTTGACCTGCGGGAACATTTTCTACTCACAGCCCGCTATTTGAAGCACTACAACAAGCGTGACGAGCTACTGGTAGGATATGACCCCGGCCACTTTTCCAGCCTTGTTGTCGGGCAGGAAAAGGAATACGGCCGTCAGCTCCGTATTATAAAGGAACTCTATTGCTGTTACCCGGATGAACAGCCCGAACTCGCCCGTCAGTTCTATGAGTTTTTCGGTGCTGATTCCCTGAATAAGCGTATCATTCTCTACCCTGACCGTGCCGGGAACAAACGCCGCGAGGAACTGGAGCAGATTACCACCGACAGCCGTGCCCTGAAGCGTGAGCTGGAAAGTTATGGCTTTGAGGTGGAACTGATGAACGAAGGGCAGGCCACCGTATATCATTGGCAACAGTTCAAGTTGTTGCTTCTTATGTTTGGAGGCCGGAGCAATGCCTTGCCGGAAATTTTGATAGACGAAAACGAGTGCAGGAACCTTTGCAGTGCCATTATGCTGTCACCGTTGAAAAAAACGGAAGGCCGCATCGAGCTGGACAAATCGTCGGAAAAGAAAGTGCCTCTCAAGAACCAGGCCGGACTGACAACGCAGCTTCCCAGTGCCCTGATTTATCTTCTTTTCGGGCGTTATGGAAACAAAGTGTTGAGTGAATTATCGTCCATGCCGGACAATTTACCTGATAATCTGGCTATATAACAGCTGTTTTTCACTATAAAATAGTCAGTAAAGATACAATAATGGTATCGTTTGACATTAAAACAAACGCCTTTCATTTAGAAACCAGACTTTTATGTTTTTAAAAAAGGAAAGCGTTTTCTTCGTGAGGCGCTGTTCAGCACGCACCGCTGAGTTTTGGGATTGCAAGGCATCCTCCGGCATTCCTCGGAAATATGACGGAGGGCGCTTCTCGTCCTTTTTCCCACAGCAGAATCCTGCTACTTTCGGGCATGGAAATGACAATGACCGGTATTCAAGCGATGCAATGGGCCAAAGAGATATCAAAACTGCCTAACGGCTGCTTTACCATTGCCTTCTTCCCGTGTTCCAGGCATAAGGGGGAGGCATCAGCCACATTGACAGTTAAAGAAGGATGCAGATGGCGTACTCAACTACCTGAAGAAAGATTCAGTATAGACAGTGACAACTTCTTTCTGTTTACAGACGCAGACGGGGAACCCAAGATGTGCTACCGTATTCTCATCAGGTACATGGGCTTTCCTCAAGATGGTTTCAAACTTCATAAAATAGATTGGTTATGAGTAAAAGCAATCTCAAAATGGTAGGCAACTTCGGTTGCTATCTTGACGATGACAATGTAATATCCTTCCAGATTGGAGACAGGCCAATGGCTTCAGTCCTGGAACCGGACCCGATGTTCCCCCTGAGTGGAGGAAGTCTTCCGGATACGCAGTGGCAGAGCATCCAAGGATTCCAGGTGTGCAGCCGTGGCTTCAACAACATGAAATGCGAGGAAGTCGCGTCCGACATAAAGAAGAACCGGCTTCTGCCAAGACTGATTACCAAGCAGGTCAGCATGCTGTATGGCCATGGGCTTGCCGTGTACAAGCCGGCAATCGTGGACGGGAAACTTCAGAAACAGTGGGTTGACTGTCCGGAAATCATGGACTGGCTCAACAGTTGGGAACAGCGCGGTCTTGAATCGGGTTATAAGGAAGTGGCCAAATCAATCATCAAGAACTACTACTATTTCAGGGACTGTTTCGTAAAGTGGCGCTTCACAAAGGGAAAAGCAAGAGGGACGATGCCCGTTGCCGGCCTTGAATCCATGGAGAACAGACATTGCCGGCTGGCCACCACCAAGAAGGATGTGGCGACAGATGTTGTCTACTACCGGGATTTCCGCTACATTGCCGTAGGGCGTTGGGGGTATGGCACATCCACTTTCCGCATCTATCCGAAGTTTTCCTTTTCGGAGCTTGCCAATTACAGATTCGCGGCCATTTCCCATCACCGGGAAAAATCCGTGGATGAGTTCTACGGTGTGAACGAAACCCATGCCGGTACCCGCTCCTACATCAAGGGTTCCAACGATACGGCTGATTATATCAACTCCTTTTTACGTAATTCGCTTGCCGCCAAGATACACATTGTCATCCCCAATGCCTGGCTTGAGTCCAAGAGGATCCAGGTAACCAAACTCTGCGACGAGAATAAACGGCGCAAGAAAAACAATGAGGAAGAACTGATGTACAATGGCATCGTGATTGGTTCGGAATTCAAGGAATCCACCCTGATAAAGTATCTGCAGTCTGAACTGCGCAAGATCTCCCGCTATCTGTCCGGTGCAGACAACCAGGGTAAGGCGTATGCGACAATCAGCTTCAAGAACAGCCAGGGCGAAGAGGAACGCTGGAAGATAGAGACGGTTGATTTGAAATACAAGGAATATATCGATGCCTTGATATCCTATGACAAACGCGCCGATGAGGTGCTGCTGTCAAGCGTGGGACTTGACTCCTCCATATCCAGTGTCAGCAAGGACGGGGTCATATCCAAATCAGGAGCCGATGCGTATTACAACTATCTGATATACATTATGTCACTGACATCGGAAGACGAAATCTGCTCCGAACCGTTCAATATGGCCATACAGATAAACTTTCCCCATTTATACAGCCAGGGGTACCGTCTTGGATTCTATCGCGAAGTTCCGGCACGCCAGGAAGATGTTTCACCTCAAAACAGACTAAATCAGCAACAGTCATGAGAATATTGGAAGAACTGTTTACCACCATTTCGGAATTTCGGAAGTATGCTCCCTATGCAGAGAGCAATGTCACTTTCGACCAGCTCAATTCGTCTGCCATTTCTGCGAAAAAGCAGATGGTTATCATCCTTACCAAAGATGTCTACACCGATCTGACGGCAGATGAGGGCGAACTGAAGGAGGCCCTGCGTCTTGCGATGGCCAATCTTACCATGGCCAAACAGCTCATTTTTGATGTTGTATCCAAGCGTAAGGATGATGTCGATATATACAAGCATGAGCAGGAAAGCATGCGCAGGTCGTATATCGAGAATTATTATAATGCCATGGATACTGTCATCCAATTACTTGACAACAGTCAGACCGTGCCCTCCTGGAAAGAAACGAGATACAAGAAGATGCTTGATGTTCTTAAAATAAAGAGTACGGAGGAGTTCGACATGCTGTATACGATAGACATGTCCTATCTGTTCTTTTTCCGGACCATACCGATCCAGAGCGAAGCGCTGGATGACGGGATATCGGCCTATTTTGAACGGGCAGAGAAAAAGGAGGAGGTATTGCGTCTGCTCAAACGATGCCTCGCCAAGCAGACCATAGCCATTGCCCTGCGGCGTTTTGATATTCTCGATTTTCCAAGTACGATTCGCAATTTATTTGAAGACTCAAAAGTTATGCGATATGGTACTCAAGAGCAAGAACGTTTACTTGCTCTGTCAGACGCTCTGCTTGAAGAGGTGAAGCGGGAACTGGCCAATATAGATCTGCTTTTGTCAACGGACAGTTCCGGCTCTGTAGATACGAACACATCCTTTAACCGTCCGGACGACATAATAATGCTGATGCCATGTTGACAATAGATTTTATAGCAAAAGGAATGCAATACAGCATCCCCAATTCCTGGGATGGATTAACTCCTTATCACTTCCAAGCACTCATGCGTGATATACAAAGGTTTGCGGAGGGAAAAATATCCGTCGGCATGGTCCGTGCGAATTATGTTTGCCGGATTATGGGATGGAATCTTCAAAAAATAAGGAATACGGATGGATGGGCAAATGTGGCCTGGCTTGCAGAGCAGGTGACATTTCCGTTCACGATTGTCTATCCGGATAATGATGCAGCACTCCAGGAATTGGATTCTGAAACATACAGACTCTGTAAAAAGATACCACCACACCGGTTGCATGGAATAACCATATCCAGGTATCTGGACAGACTGGACTACAAATATGCAGTAGACTCATGTTTCTGCAAACAACTGGTTCCGGCGATACATCTTGAGGATGAAACTTTTTTTGCCTATAATATAGAAACCATGTTCAACCGTCTTACTTGCTCGCTTACGGCACTCCAGTTCATTGAGGCACGTGGTCTCCTTGGATGTCCGAAAGAGCAGCTTCCGTTATTGGCCGCTATCCTTTACTATCCGGACCGGTATTCATCTGCCGGAGCGCATAAGTTGGCACAGAAGTTCACTGGGCTGCCGATGGATGAGCTTATTCCCATAGCCTTCAATTTTCAGGCCTTCATCAATTATCTGTTTACCAAAACTGAGTTCAAGTTGCTTACAGAACTTGAGGAGACCAAAGTTTCTGCCATTTCCACGGGTGCACTTGAGTCTCTGTACAACTTGAGTTCAGACGGGTTTGGGGATATTGAAACCATCGAACACATGAATGTCATCCAGTATTTGACCATCCTCCGGAAAAAAATTATTGATACGGTGCGCAGCCTGCATGCGGCCAAAATGGATAAAGCGGATATTGCGAGAGAAACCAGACTTCCAATTCACATAATAAATGAAATCCTATGATACTTGATTTGCTCAGATATTTTGCCCGTTTTCCCAAAAAGGAAGGGGTTGTCTCCATGTTCGCCAACGGCTCAAGTGACTTTATCCAATATGCGGAACTGCTTGGGTATGTCAAGAAACTCCCGGAACCGATAATGCCCGAACTTGAGAATCTTGTTTTCGGGCAGTCATACGATTACGTAAAGAAGCGCGTCGATAATATTACCGGCAACTATCTGTTCGTGGATTTCGGAGAATTCACATCAAGCCGTGACACACACAACTCCATTCTTGACAGCCAGAAACTTGCCGCCACCATAGCCATGAAAGTTTCGGATTCCGCAGACATGGTTGAGACGGCCATTGCTTCTGAAATAACATTGTCTCTCCTTGCGGCACTTCGGAAAAGGCTTATTTTTGATTCACGGTCTGAGGATTTGCCATGGCTTGATAAGATATCGGAGAATCATGACATTATCCCTTTTGTCTCATCCGAATTCAAATCCATAGGTTGGACACTCATGTTCAGTTCTGCCGCGACCGACTTGTTCAATGCTAAACCTTCCCTTAATGAGTAGCTGATACTGTTGTGCCAATCATTAAATAATTCAGAAACTTTTTGTTCATGTTGTTTATTTCCATCCTGGTCGTGGGCTGTCGAAGTTCGCGACCAGGAGCTACTCATGATTACTCTTTTCCGTCATCCCTACCACGAGAAATAATCATTCTTTTACTCAAGCTAAACAAAGCTAATACACTGATAATAAACAAGATATTACTACGTTATGCGCGTTAATAGTGTTACCTTAGCTGTACGAAAAATAAAGGATAAAACATTATGAACGAACAAGTTACAAACATTCTTAACCAGAGCATAACAAAGACGGCAAAGATACAGCAGCTCCTTCTTTTAGGTCTGACCCGCCGCCAGGTAGCCGATTTGGTAACAAACGGAAATTACGGTTTCGTGCAGAACGTATATAAGAAAATGCTGGAAGCCGGAAGATTCGGCCAGCAACCGGCCATCGCAGCCTGCCCCGAATTGGACTATACTTTCAACAGACGTTTCGGCATCGAGATAGAGGCATATAACTGCGAAAAGGGAGTTCTTGCCCGTGAACTTCGTGAGGCCGGAATTGCAGTTGCAGTGGAAGGTTACAACCATAACACCCGCGACCATTGGAAGCTGGTTACAGACAGAAGTCTTAGAGGGAACGATACTTTCGAGCTGGTAAGCCCGATACTTGAAGGGGAAGCCGGATTGCAGGAACTTCAGAAGGTATGCTGGGTGCTCGATTATTGCAATGTGAAGGTGAACGACAGCTGCGGCCTTCATATACACATGGATGCTGCAGACTTTACCATTGAAACCTGGCGCAACCTTGCAATAACTTACCGCCGCCTCGAACCGGTAATCGACTCCTTTATGCCGGGTACCCGCCGGAACAACAGATATTGCAAATGCCTTACCGGAATTTCGGAACGCAGCATAACGGAGGCAGAGAACATCATGCAGCTACGTTCAGCCTTTGGAAACGACCGCTACCACAAATTGAACCTTGAGGCTTACGCACGCCACCGCACAGTTGAATTTCGCCAGCATTCGGGTACCACCAATTTCACAAAGATGGAAAATTGGATACGGTTTGCCGCCAACATGATTACCTTTGCAAAACATGGCATGGTGAATTCGGGATGCCCGCTTTCAAATATCCCCTTTCTGACAGCCGACCAAAAAGTATTTTTCAAATTGAGAACCAAAAAATTAGCATAATATGATGACAACTTACACTTTGCAGGATGGCGGTATAATTGCCGCCTCCTGCCCTGCAGACTTTGTAACCAAACTCCGTGAAAGCAGCCGTTTCGACAGTGAATGTACCGACCAGGAATATATGTACCATTTCACCGACCGTTTCCATGACCAGACGGGGCATGTAGTCCGAGCTGATACCCCGGAGCATTTTTTGGAGGATTTGCTTTCCAACGGGTATATGAAAGTAGAATAATCCCCCTCCAAACAAAAGAAGGCTTCCAACTTATGTGAAAGCCTTCTTTATATTAATGTGGTCAGTAGAACGAAAAATCCCCGTAGCGGTTCATACTACGGGGATAGTTGTCATAAAACGTCTCTCAAGATATGGAGAGTGAACCTAATTGTTTGCTTATATCCTGGAGGGCAAAGTTGAATGTCTCCAAATCCTTTTTGCTGAGCGTATAAACTTTACCCCTAACTTTGCTGCCATTGATACGTTGGCTAAGCCATGCGGTGCTTTTACCGAAATATTTCTTGGCAATGTATCCCAATGGAATGATTTCCGTGTAGGGAGCTATTTGCTGCTTCAATGTGATATAGTTGTTCAATTCTTCAGCTTCTGATGAAACCTCCTTGTAGCCATTGATTAGGAAATCGGCTATTGCATCAACATCTTTTTGATCTGTGTATTTACTGGTTATTTCATCAGAGAGAGCAACATATTTCTCCATGGCATCCGGTGTGCCGGAGTGAGCGATTTCATGCAATTTCTTCAAATCATCTTTAAGTGCCATAAGCTTATTGTTTTGTGCTCCCCTTATGGGGAGCTTGTTTAACTTCATTTTTCCAATTCTTTCAAAACCTTTTCTAAAAGTGCTATCTGTTTGTCTGTTTCCAGTTTTGCATCCAAGAGTTCATCCATCTTCTGCCTACTCATTTGGTTTCCTGCATTCTTGAAAGTGTGTTCATACATTTTAGATAACAATTTTAACTGGGTAAGCTTTGCAACCAGTTGCATTTTTGTTTCTTTTTCCATATCTCTTTGTTTTAATGACAATGCAAATATACATAAATATTTCTTTATGCACAAATTCCATAAAGAAAATTTTATGTATTTCTTCTTTATTGAACAAAAATGCATTTTCTGCACATGAAAATTTTAACATGTGCAGAAATGAAGTATATTTGCACTTATAGGAAGTCTATCAAGAGTCCTATTTCAGACCTGATAAAAAGCATATCATGATGATGATTGGAACCAGCTGATAGATTTATCCAAAAATAACCTTTTTCTTTTGCCATTCCAAAAACTTTCACCATATTTGCAATGCCAAACTATTGTTGTGTACAACACCGAAAAGCATCCGGTTAGATGCTCAATACGAAATTGGGCTTTTTTTATGTCCATAGGTCTGCATTGCAGATTCATATACGAATTAGTAGAAGTTTACTTACGTGAACGAATACGGCTGTCTTTTTCCCACATTATATGCTCTTCGGGGTTATACAATGATAGTTTGGCGACTCGGGATTAGGCAGCCGTTCTTGCATCCAAAAGGATGTAAGAAAACTTGCCTTTAACAGCCAAACTATCATTGTATATGAAAACATTATCTCAAGGCACTCTCAACGTGCCTGCCTCCGGCATCCCTACCGTGGGCGAATCCGTTAACGCTCTTACCGAGCAAGTCAATAACCTCCAGCGCCGTTACTACCGTGCTTTGGCTCCCGACTGCGAAGTCAAGACCGAAGCAGACCACTGGTACTTCCGCGCCATCCTATGGGCATGTGCCGGGATGGTGTTCCCACCATTGGTTGTGGTCACTGCATTGTGCGTTTATAAGGCAAAGAAGTGCCAGAAAGGAGGTGCCAAATGAACCGTATCAAGTCTATAACACAAAAAGACATTTATGTTCAAGCCGAACGTCTTTGCACAGGAACTGAAACAAGTGAGTATAAATATTGCCTTGCTTATTATGGCAACTTTGTGATGTGTGACATCTCTGCGGAGGATGCCCGTGAAATCATTTCCTGCCTGCAGCATGCGCTTGATGTTAATGAGAAAGGAGGACAAAATGAAAAATAAAGAGCAAGAACAGAAAATTACCGATATCAGTATCCATATAGCATCCTTGTCCGCATCGTTCAAACCAGCTCCAGATGCACGCCATGCCACCCACTGGTTCACTACGGATGAAGTCTACGACGCCATTCGCCGTATTGATCCTGGAGCGCAAATTAGTAAGGAGCAGGTTCATCAAGCCATGCTTGATGCCGGTTATAAATACCAGAACCGTCCTGGTTCATCAGGACTGGACTTCCGGTGGATGCTCCAAGCGAAAAACTAAATACTACTGTCATATAGGGGGTAATTGTTCGTGATGAATAGTTGCCCCTTCGTTTTTATGTCCTTTCCGTACCGCCTCCCCTATTCTATCTTCGCTGGAAATAACAGTGAATATGATTACAGACCAGCTTGTCAGAGAACGTTTTGTCCATGATATAATGTCTCAAGGCATCAACCTTATTTATGAGACACAAGAAAAAGTTGTGCGTACATATCTCAACTCACGATCCGGTGACCTGGTGGCACATCTTCAGAAACGTCCGTTCATTGCCCAGGAATCAGATACGAAACAAGCCTATTATCTGCGTATATTCCCATATCTCCGCTTTCTTGACATCTATTATCGTCGTGGAGCCGATGACCGTATTTCCCGTCATATTCGCCGTAATCTTGCTCTTTATAACCGGGTGGTCTGGGGAGTGCTGTATCATGAGACATTCCCGGAAATAAAGTACGGTTTCACGGAAGAAGTTCGTACCAATATTCGCAAGGAACTGGAGCAGGCCCTTCAATATGAAAACTCAAACTGGTAACATTATGGCAAAAAAGCATTTATCCGAAGACGAAATCAAACTCATAATCTCAGGTGACAGTTCCAAGCTTCAGGAAGAGCTGCATACACTGACCAAGGAAACCAAGGCTTTGAAAAAGGAAGAGGCCGAACGCCGCAAGGCTATGGTGGAGCTCGAAGCCCAAGGCAAAAAGAACACGAAAGACTATCAGAACCTTGCGAAAGAGTGCAAAGACTATACTGCCAAAATTTCCAAAAACAATGAGAAAATAAGTCTGCTGACCCGTAACTTGAAAGTCAACGATCTCACCATGAGACAGCTCAAGAAAGAAGCTAAGGAGCTTTCCGCTGCTTTGGATGATATGACTGAATCTGCGAATCCGGAAGAATATGCCAAGCTCAATACCCGTCTCAGAGAAGTCCGTGCCCGTATGAGCGAGTTACGCAGCGCAGGTAACAACATGAACAATGAGTTCGGCAACAGCGTGAATTGGATGTCCAAGTTAAAAATGGCAGCCAAGGCTTTCATTGCCGTTAAGGTTGTCGGATGGCTTAAGGATGTCCATAACCAGGCATACGAGACACGCAAGGAATTCGCCAAATACGAGGCAGTCCTTCGGAATACTTTCCAGTCGCAGAAGAAGGCCAATGATGCCATGAAGATGCTTCAGCAATTGGCAGCAGACACCCCATCGTCCTTGCAGGAATGGACTGAAGCATATATCAAGCTGGTTAATCGTGGGGTCAAGCCTACCAGCCAGGAGCTTGTCAACATGGGAGACCTTGCCGCTTCCCAAGGAAAGTCCGTCGATCAGCTCATTGAGGCTATACTTGATGCGATGACCGGGGAGAACGAACGTCTGAAGGAGTTCGGTATCAAGGCTTCCAAATCCGGGGAGACTACAAAGTTCTCTTTCCGGGGAGTGACTACCGAAGTGCGCAATTCTGAGGATGCCATCAAGGATTATCTTCTTTCTCTCGGTCGTGTAGACGGCATTGCCGGTTCCATGGCCGTGCAGATGCAGGAACTTGAAGGAATCCAGTCCAACCTTGGAGACACAATGGATGCCTTTTTCAATAAAGTGGGAAAAAAGCTGGAGCCGTTCTGGAAATCCATGTTGAAGTATGCCAATGGATTCTTCACTAAACTTGGGGAAATGTTCACCACTTATACGGAAACTTACGAGAACCATTTCGACAAGATGGTACAGCTTGAGAGCGCATTGCCGGGACTGTTGAACCGATACGAGGAACTGGTTGGCAAGTCCTCACGTTCAGCCGAAGAACAGAAAGAACTGGCCAGCGTCATCGCCCAGATAAAGAATATGGTACCCGGCGCTGTTTCCGCTTTCGATGAGTATGCACGTGCAATTGCCATCTCTGGAGAAAAGGTCGAAGAATTTCTAATAAAACAACGTGCCTTGCTCAAATTTGAAAATCAGAAAGCGATAAAAGAAATCACAAAACAAATAGAAAACTATCGGAAAAAAATAAAGGAGTTACAAGAACTGTACACCTATGGGAGGACCAATATGGTTAGCCAGGGTATGTTTGCTTCTCCCATCATAACGGTAGATAAATCGGATGCAATGAAAAAAGCAACAGCTGAAGAGATTGAGAATTACAGCAACATGCTTTTGGGTGCCGAAGAGAAATTGAAACAACTGAATGGCCAGACTATTGAAGAAACCGTCAAGAACCAGCAGAAGCTTGCAGAAGCACGCCAGAACTTCAACAAGATGGAGAAGGTTCAGTTGCAAGCCTGGATAAAGAACAATAAGGATGCAGCCGGTGAGTATGTGGAAATAGCCCAAGAAATATACAACAAACGTTTCCCGGCAGAGGACTCTGACGCGACCAGGAAGAAGGCTGAAAAGGCTGCCAAAGAAGCAAAGTCGGCTGCAGAAAAAGAGCAGAAAGCAAAAGTCTCTACGGAGCAGGAAGCCGCCAAGTCTCTTGAAGCATTAAGGGAGGAAGAACTGCAATCCCAACAGAAATGGTATAATGATTCGTTTGCCGCTCTTTCAGCTTTTCTGGCATCAGGAAAAATGAGTAAGGAACAAAATGAAATGCTGGTACTCGAACTTGAAAAATCGTATGCGGAAAATAGGCTCATCATAGAACAGTCTTATTATGAGGACGCCATATCCATGGCCATTTCCAATGCAGAAACCAAGGAAAATCTCGTCCAGAAGTCCAATCAACGTGTCATTGATGCGGAGAAGGCGGCGAATGCCAAGCGTGCTTCACTGCAGGAAAAGCTGAATACCCTTGTCAAGGACTTCAAATCAGAGTTCAAGGTTACTACAGTTGATGAAGACTATGCCGCGCAACTCAAGGTTCTTGAGGCATCCTACCAGGCGCGTAAGGAAATGGCTGAGAAAAACAATCTTGATACGACAGAATTGGACAGTGCCTACCTTAGAGCTAAGGAACAACTTGAATCCGAACATCAACAACGTATCCAGTCCATTCGTGACCAGTATGGCTTATCTACACAGCAGGAACGGTTCAATGCGGAACTGGAACAGCTCAGGCTCGCACGTGAACAGCAGTTTCTGACTGAGGAACAATATGAGCAAGCCGTCCAGAACCTCAAACGGGACAGTTATAAAAAGCAGTTTGACTATTATTCCAGTTTGTTTTCCGGAGCCATTCAAGCATTGCAGCAAGCGGAAATGGACCAGGTCGATGCAAAATATGATGCGGAAATTGAGGCAGCCCAAGGTAATACGGAAGAAGTGGAACGTCTGGAAAACGAAAAGGCCCAGAAAAAGCTTGATATACAGAAAAAATATGCGGACGTGAATTTTGCAATCAAGGCATCACAAATCATCGCAGACACAGCTGTGTCAATCATGAAAGCATATGCAGATTTGGGACCGATTGCGGGTTCAATCGCAGCAGCCCTTATGGGCGTGACCGGAGCCGCACAATTGGCCAGTGCCAAAGCTGAACGGGATAAAATCAAAAATATGACTCTTTCCGGCAGTAATTCCGGCAGTTCCGGTACCGGCGCACGCGTTGCCACCGGTCGCCAGTCCGGAGGCAAGATTGATGTCCGGCGCGCCCAGGATGGAAAGCTCTTTCCCGATGCCGACTACGACCCTGATGCACGGGGATTCATTGACCGTCCTACTGTCATAGTAGGTGAAGGGCCTTCCGGACAATCCAAAGAATGGGTGGCCAGCAATGCAGCTGTAAGCAACCCTACCGTCGCACCGATACTTGACATACTGGACAAGTCCCAGCAGGCCGGTACCATAAGGACACTTGACCTTAACCAGGCAATCCGTGCTCGAATGGCCGGTTATTCATCCGGTGGCTCCATTGATGCCCAGAAATCTGCAGTGCCGGTACCGCCTGCGCCATCAGGAACCTCTCTGCCCCCAAGACTGATGGAACGCCTGGCCAATGCAATCATCCGTATTGATGAAGAAGGCATCCCGGCATCCGTCACTCTATCTGAACTTGAACGCAAGCAGGAATTGCGGAACCGTTCGCGTAAAATAGGAAGTAAATAA